CTGAATCATCATTGCCAAGTTTTGCTAGCACTGAATGCTGCAAATAGTTTGATTTGGTTTTGATTGGGTTGCGCACTTCGGTGTGTGCAACTGGTGTATATTTTGGTTGTGAGGCTTCGACCTTTTGGGCTTCTACCTCTGGTGCTGGGGTAGCGTTTTCCACGCTGGCCTCACTTTCGGTTGGTTGGGTTTGTGTTTCCTCTACTGGTTCAGGCACTACTTCACTAGCTGCGACCGATTGAACGGCTGCGCTTTCAAAGGCTGCTGCCTGCACCAAACTCACTTCTTTCAGACTTGCTTTTGTAACATAAAGAATCCCGTTGCGTGGTTCGCTGGCATCAACAATAACGCCAACACTTAATCCATCGCGCAGTTCAGATGCCTCAATAAGTGCATCATTGCCTTTGGTTGTTGGTGCAATTTTGAAGGATGCGTAAATGCCGGATGTGTCCTCACTAGCAGATTGCATCATTCCAATTGGATCTTTTGCGTTGTGCTCTAGTAAAAGTTTAATTTTTCCACCAGTGTTGTAACTAATAGATCCTTTTTGAAATACAACTTGACCGGCACTTGTATTACCGATCTCGCCAAAGGGCACGATCTTGCCTGCAATAATTCTTCGGTTTGCATCGCTAGATTCAACCGTTGTGTTAAAGGTTAGGTGTAGGGGCTGTTGGTCCACTGCCTGCTCCGTTCGGTGTTAGGTCTTCCATTTCTTTGGCTTGATCTAGTGTGATCAAATTGAGTTGCAACATTTTTTCAATTACTGCCAAGCGTGTGAGTGCATCGGATCGCAAGAAAGTTTCATCCAACTCAAAGCGAACCTCATTTCCACGGGCGGTGAGATCATCCATTGAAAGTCTTTGTTCGATTGCAGAAATAAATGGGCGAAGTGTGTAATCAACAAATTGTCTGCGCTCATCAACAACATTTGAATAAGTCATTGAGTTATTTAGATCAGCAGACAAGTACCAAGCAGGTACATTGCACAATCTACTTATTTCCGTTGCAAGTGTCTGTTTTGCTGAGTCGTACATCATTTCGGAAGGAGAAAAGTTAGTTGGCTCAAATCGGAGTGTGCTTGATAAGTAAGCGGTGCTTCTCTGTTGTCTTGCCAACTTCCACGCGCCCAATAATCCAGTAATTTGTTCCTCGGGCAAATCCGCGCCACTATTTTGAATATAACCTGAAGGCATTGGCGTACTAGCTGCAACTGCACTTGCTTTTTCTAAATCTAACGCAGCTTTGATAGTGCGACCACCTCGGCCCAATATCCCCAAAGAGTCAAGTGCTTGAAATGTAACAATACTTCCCAAGCCGTTTTGTGGTCGCAATCCTGATCCATCAACTGTGTAACCAACAACCAAAGTGTTTGTTGAATTAAGTTTTTGAGTTACGCGATCAAATGAAACCCAAGCAAAACCCGATGGCCTGCCACTATCTGCAAAAGTTTGTGTAACTTCCCAAAATGCAACTCCGTGCATAAATAAATCAGAAACCGTTGCTGCAATCGTAACTGCACGCGGTTGCCGGTAATCTGGCTGTTGCAACCAAAGTGGCTCCTCTAATTCTTGCCCTGTGCTTTTCTTGTATAGATTTAAAGGCAAACTGCCAACAACACCAGTAATAAGTGAGTGGCAGCGCGCAACACTGGGAACGGCCAGTGCTTCGATTCGGGAAACAAATACGGCTGGATTGTAAAAACTTTGTACGCTGTAACCTTCCATAACTGGTGGCGCGTACTGTGCTTGGATGCTTGGTTTAGATTCTGAAATGCCTGCATCAACTAAGCGCAATGCAGACAATAAACCCATACCAGAACTATAGGTCAATATAGGGCAAAAAGTATTTAATGCACTTCGGCGTGTCTAGTTGACATATATTGCTGCAATTGCTTGTGGCTTGTTGGCATACCAAATAACCATTGCTGAACAAATGGCAGCGGCCACCTCGTTTGCAGATTTACGCCTTACGATGCGCCACCCTGAATCTGTGGTGCGCATTGCGCAAGAGTTTACCGATTCGCTTAATTCGTACTCATCACCGTGCTGGATTCGATTATGGCTCATCGCTGCAAGCATCTCATCGCACGCACTGGCAAATAGTTGCCCTGAGATCTCCATAACCGGCACGCCGGTATGCGCAAGCCGTGCTGCAACACCCGCTGTTGTGTAACGATCAAATAGCAGCATCTTTGGCCTAAACCGTTTAATGTGCTCATTGATCTCACTGGCCATCTTGAGATCATCAATTGAGGCTTCACTTTTCCAAGTCTGCAAGCATTTAAGTTTGACTTTATCGCCAACCAGTTGCCCTGCCACAAGAGCTGCGTGCCTACGGCTGGGAGATATATCCATTGCAAAGAATGTAGAGGCTCCGGCCTCAAAAACTAGGTTTTCAATCTTGCAAGATTCCCACGCACCGATTGGCCACGGGCTTGCCAGATTGTCCACCCACTGTGTAAGCATTTCGGTACGCACTTGGTTTGGTTCACCAGTGCGAATCCTGTGTTCTAGGATCTCAGCGGTGATTGTGTGGCCGAGTGCCGGATTAGCCTGCGCCCACGCTTTCCGGTCAGTAATTTTCAAAGATGGGTGAGCACTCCACTCCAACCAGCGCAATGATGGTGTTTTATCCTCAATCCCAATTTGTCGCAGGGCATTGAGCACGGTGCTGTTCTTATCGCCTGCATTGCTAACTGTAAGAATCTGAGAGTGCGGCTTGGCTTGCGTTGTGTAAAGCGCGGCATCCCACGCCTCTTGTTTAATATCTCGCAACTCATCCACAAATACAAATGAAAATGAGTAGCCTCTTGCGCCTTCATTAGTAGCTGCAACAACCACGATCTCTGCACCATTCTTAAATCTAATGCGCTCATTGCCATTTGTGCTGTAGGTCTTTTCCCACAAGGCTAGCAATGAAGGTGTGTCTTGGATTAGGTAATGGATTTGCCTAAATGTAGTAACTGCCATATTGCGGTTTGAACTCATCATCCCGATTGACTTTTCACCAAATAGGTAGATTCCTGCAAGTATTCGGATTTTTGCAATTTCGGTTTTACCATTTTGCCGACTTACGCATAGCCCTATGGTTTTGCCTACCCAGTTGCCATCCTTCACCAGCAACATATCGCCAAGCGCATTGATTTGCCACGGCATCAAGTGGATCCCAATGGATTCTGCAAATGCCACTACTTCGGGTGCGCGACTGGTTGCGCCTTTAACTGGACTGCTAAATATACGGGGCGTAGGGCTGCCAAGTACCGACCCCCCAACGGTCTTAACATTTGGCAGGTCGTTTTGGGATTGTCCTATTATGTCCTGATTTAAATGTATATCAGAATCGGCCGGTTTCGGATTAAATGTGGGTAAATTGGACTTTACAAGATCAGGGGGGGTAGGGATCGTGCTCAAAAAAACCGGTTTAGCAACCTTCCCACTCTTTGCATTATTGCAACGGCGACAAGCTGCCGCAAGGTTCTCAGGTTCATCACTGCCACCTTTTGATCTTGGATGTATGTGATCTACTTCATTGGCTTCACCCCCACAATAACTGCAGGTGTATTGATCTCTTTGCAATACCTCTAATCGAACGCGTTTCCATTCTGTTGATTGCAATGATAAGCCCATCAGTACCAGCCCTTTGTGTTGTGATGCCGTAGTGCAGCACACCCATCATCGTATCTTGCTCTTATGTATTTCATCATCCAAGTTATCTGCGCCGTTGGTGATGCTGTAGCCAAGTACCGCGTGCGACCTTGTGGAAGGCCGTAGTGGCTCCCCGTGTGAGCGTTGGGGTTGTTACTTGATTCTTTGTAGATTAGATCTTTTACGCATTTGTATTCTCTAAAGTCTTTGGTTTGCTTGATTAGTTGCACTTCCCATCTGCCCTGCCCAGCATCTTTTGCTGTTGCAGTTAAAGCAGTTGAAAGACAAAGCATAAGGATTAACAACAACATTATTGCCCCCCTATATCCCCCCATTGAGAGGATAGGCCATTGATAAGTGCAGGCCAAAGGTTGCCCCTCTAACGGGCTACAACGCACAATCAGTGCGCCCTGCTGTTTAGACTCAAGCAGCTGAGTAGAATCCAAAATGTTACACCCTACGACTTGTCCATAATAGGCAAGTGCTGCACTCTCGGTGTGTCGCATCCAGCCACATCCCACATCCAGTGCATCGGCTTATGCTGCGATCACTGGACATTGGTGGCATCTTTTGGTGGCCGTAGCGCGTTCTCATCCATTGCTACTGTTACAAATAGGCAGTTAAGGCATTGCACCATTGACAAGCCCTCTGGCAAATCGTAAGTGCCACTGTAAGTGCTAAAGGGTGCAGTGCCTTTGCACACGCCCCTGCATTTGAAGTACCGGATGCCTTCAAGCATTCTTGGCTCCATAAGCACCAATCCGCTTGCCCCTACCAATATGCAAGAATCCCACAACTTTGGTGATTGTGTCGGTGTTGCCAAACTCTGTGGTTGCAGGCAAGCCGTCAAAGTAATACCAAGCTGGCATTGTTAGTTTGTTTAGGTTAAATGACCAAATGCCCTTAGGTGTTGAGCAGATATATAGTGCAGTTTTGCCATCTAGCCAAGCCCGTTGCGTTACTGCGTGGTACTTGTCGCGCTCAATCATCAACTCGTCATAATGCGTATCACGGCATTTAAGTTCAATGTAAATTCCTAGTTGCTCACTGCTGGAATCAAAGCGGCCAACTGGATCAGGATTCATCAAAAGGTCAGGTATGTACCGATTCTTGAGGTAGAGAAAGAGCTGCATCTCATTCATCGGCAACCCTGCATTTAGCGCAGACAAATATCTGATCGCTGACAATCCCGCCGCTTAAGAATTGCTTGGTGTCGCAGCTGTCGCAGATCGTGGCATCCTCATCGGTTACGCCCTGATCAGTGAAGTGCAGCGCAGTGTTGTCTGAGAAGTAAACCTCAAGATTAGCCACGCTTAGCCCACTCTTTGCCATCCATTCCAACTGGTGCGCATTGATCGCCTTTGTGTTGTGGGGAATCGCAAAAATAACCTTCCCACTTCTTGCCAGTGGTTGCATTCTTGCCAGAATTGTAAAGGCGCGTGCCGTGCTTGCAAGGAAAAGCGCGGTTGTTAGGCTCACGCTCATCCGGTGCTGCAAGGGCATTTACTACTGCCATCACTGGCTCATTCCAAAGATCATCATTTGCCACTGGCACACCAGCTGCGACCCGTTGCACCTTTTCCATTTCGGTACGGCTTGGCCGCTTGCCAATCTTGGCTTGGAATCCAGCAGTAGCCAACACTCGCCCAATCGCACTGGTTGCACAATTTTCAAGGGCAAAATTGGCATTGACCCCACGATCGCTAACAATTTCGTGCGCGTAATCTGTGGCAATGATCGTGCCATCATTTCGGTATGCCGTTGCCTTGATAATAAAACTCTTGCCATCGTTGAACACTAAATCGGTATCAATCCGACCTTCGGGATATTTGACCCAAAATAGGGCAATACGCTCATCAACTGTTTGGTACTCGCTAAGGTCAAAGGCCATTGGTTAGGTTCCAATCTTGCTTGGCTTTTGTGTAGCCGATTGACCGGCCACGCTTGTAACCTATGTGCTTGCCATCTCTATGGCCTATCGCGTAACCCAAGAGCACGCACCCGAAACATATTGCGCAATACATTGCCACCATCACCGCAAAGGCCATATCTGATGCCATTTTATGCCGCCACGCGGGTTGTGTAGTTAGTAAATATAACCCAAGATTCTGACCCCATATCGTAAGTAGTAAAGAATCCTAGTTTGTTTGAGGCAAGGTAACTCTTGGCTAAAATGCAGCTGATAGGGCTATCAAACCAATATGCCCACTCCATTGATTCTGCAAGTAATGCAATCTCTGTATCCTCAAATCGTCCATCTTTTACTTGAGCCATCCAGCCCTTATCGCCCCAAGCCATTTGCGTATCTGAAAGCAAATCAAAGTCCTCTGGGGTCATTTTAATAACTATTTCTGTATGCATAATCTAGTCCTTTCCTAGTCCGGACTTTTATTGTGGCACTAGGGGCTGACATTTTGCAACACCAGCCCCGCGTGTCGGTCATTACTCTTTTGGTGCTCGCCCGTATTTGCCATCACTTGTGCTCAACGCACGCATAATGACCGGCAAAAGAGATGCCCAAAGTCCATTGGCAAGTAATCGCCAATCCGCGCTGGTGAAGTCCAGCGGTGATCCACCGATTGTGGCCATCAAGGTTAGCAAGATGGTCAATAACGCGCGCACATAAGTCCCGCACGCTCCTTTGATTTGTTCAGCCATTTGTATCCAATCCGAGCGCAGTAATGCGCTCTTTTGCCTGTTTAGGGGTCAGGCAAACTTCAAAATGCATTTCATCTTTGCGGTTGCGATAAGTACCGCCCCACTTTAAGCCGTACTTTGCAGCTAGTTCAATCACCAGCAATGCTTTGCCCTCTGCAAATGTATTTTCTGCACCCAATTTATGTAGGTTTGAGTTCAAATCAATGGCCGTGCCGCTGCTGTGATTGCTCAACCGATCCTCACGACCGCGCACCATTCTAAAACAGTAACCCCAAACATCAAGGCTGCCGTGGTCTATCGGCTCAATTATTGCGTGAAACTCTGCTGCAAATCCCACCAGCAATGGTGCAACCTTCTCAGCGCACCGCAGCTTGATGGTTGTGCCTTTTACTGGGTATGACTTTATGCCAATCTCAGTAGGATCTTTGCTTGCTGGCCAACCGTTATCAGATTTTAAGGTCGTGGTCGGCATTGCTGCAATCCCAACGATAGGTGTCAGTATTTAAAACTAATTCAGCGTGTCCACAATCAGGCTTAGGGGCTATAAATACATCTCTCATAGAATCATAAACATATCCTACGCCTGCAAAATTAGCCCTAATCCGATTATTAAAACTTGTCCTTACCCATTGTTCGCCGGTTTCGGCAAGCATACGATCTGCGAAGGTATCCTCGTCTGAATCCATAGTAACAATTACTGCAGTAACTATGCCGTTTTCAATCTTTGCGTGATGAGCCATTTAATCCCCTAAAAGGTAATAGTGCCGGTTGATGAGGCTGTGATCTGATAAACCCTAAAGCCTGCGCGTACTGGCTCTGTGTAAGTTAAGTTTGTCAGTGTTGCGGCTTTGTAAGTGTCAGCGTAAGCAATAATAATAATTCCAGAACCGCCGTTGCCGCCTACCGCCAAAGTATCCCACCCTCCCCCACCGCCCGAACCTGTGTTAATTGTTCCATTGGTTCCGCTACCGCTTGTACCAAATCCACCTGTACCACCGCCGCCTGTTCCGCCTGTACCACCTGCACCTCCGCCAGCACCTGCACCACCACCGCCGCCCGCTCTGGTTGTTGAAGTGCCGTTAATACTTGAAGCCGTACCGTTGCCGCCGTTGCCGCCAAAGTAATTGCTGCTGCTATAACTTCCAGTTGTTCCAACCGCACCCGCACCACCACCGCCTCCGGTTCCGCTAGGCCACGCACCGCTTGAAGGCGCGCCATTGTTGCCCTGTGCTGGACTTGCCGTTTTTGTTCCAGCCGCACCGCCGCCAGCATTACCACCGCCAGAACCGCCAGAACTACCACCCGCACCGCCATTAACACCATTATACATACCGCCATATCCGCCGCCGGTTGCCGTAATGCTCGCAAAAACGCTGTTTTCCCCCTGTGTGCCGGTTGAAGGTACAGCCGCGACTCCACCAGCACCACCGCCGCCAATAGTTACCGTATTGGCAACTCCACCAGTAACAGCAAATGAGGTATTTGTTAAATATCCACCAGCACCAGCACCGCCGCCTACATATCCGCCACCGCCTCCGCCGCCTGCAATTACCAGATATTCAACGGTTGGAGTAGAAGGTATAGGTGGAGTAGTACCAATTAAACCGGCTGCTATTGCTCCAATCATTTATGCAATACCGCCATAAATACGCCAAGTGTTAGCAGCTACTCGCACGCATTGTAAAACTTTGTGCTGAGCCAAAGTAGGCGCGGCACTTGATGCTCCTGCACTGGTGATAGTAACTCCAGCACCAGCAGCCATTGTCAATAAACCAGCACCCGTGTTTATTATTGTAATTGCGCTGCCATCTGCTGCGCTTGTCAAAGTGCTATCTGGTGCAATAGTTACGGTCTTTGTTCCGGCGTTGCTAGTCTGAATCATTACTTGATAAAGATCGCTGTTTGCGACCGTATAAGTTGCGCCGCTTTGAGTGGTAATTGTAAAGTTCACTAGCCCGTTAAACATTGCAGCACTGAGCACATCACCTGTGATTGCTGGCATTCCTGTTGTCATTTACTGCTCCTTTGTGTCTAGTATGATAGTACGGAAGTGCCTAAAATGTCGTAAAGATTGTTTGGGTCGCCAATAATAAATGCGTCAATAATTGGTTCAAGGGTGGTAAAGGTAGTTACCCAATTGTTTGGGGTTACATTGTGCGACACCCCAAAGATCTGCAAGGTCTTGTCTAGTGTGCTGGTTCCTGTAGCTGCTGGCTGAGTGCTTTTGACCTTTATCGGGTCAAAATAATCTAGTTGCAATGCAGCTGTAACACCGGCTGTGCTGGTCGTGTTTAGGTTTAGGCTTAACATATCCGTGCGTGTCGTGGTTGCTTGCCGTGAAGCAATATAGGCACGCACATAATCCAATGCCACTGCATCGGTCTGCATAATGAGATCAGTGCGATTGTAAGAATGCTTGAAGTAGAGGGCAACTGATGCGGCATCCTCAGCGGTTTGAGCCGTGCCACCAATGCGAGTAACACTGCCTGAGTTGTAAACCAAATCATCATTGAATAAAAACTTGACTTGTGAGTAAGGGATGCCAGTGCCATTATCGCTGAAAATTGTTGCCGTGCCGCCAATGCTTGATGAGGTAAAGGCACGATTTTGAAACACCATATTGCCGCTGGCATCAATATAAATTGCGCCATATTCTGAGTCCGTGCATTGTTGCAATTTTGCAAGGGCTGTGGCCGAAGCGGTGGGATTTGCCTGAACTGTGGTTGCAGCGGTATCTATGTCGCGCATTGAGGCTGGCCAAGCAATAGCATCAAGTATTTGGCTGATCCGAGTGCTGGCCAAATCACCAGCTGCTGATCCTGCAACAGTTGTGAGTGTTGCAAGGTTGGCAAGCCTAAATCCATCAACCGCTGTAATTGTGGTTGTGCTAACAATGCCTACATCACGGCTTTGTTGATAATTGAATCCAGTTGTGTAACCGGCAAACATTGGCCAAATAATTCCTGTGCTCGGATCAGTGGCAGTAATAGTTATTTTGCGCAATGGTTGTATCAAACCGTAATAAGGGCTTGCCGTATTGTTAGGGTTGAACGCGCCATCTTGGTCTGCAATTACCACGCTGCAAGTGCCGGTCTGGAATACATCGCTGAGTGCATTGCGGCCTCTGTTAATAGTTACCGCCTGCACTGTGTCTGAAACATCGGCTGTAACGGTTGCGCTATCGGCCAAGATATTAACGCCAAGCACACCGGAGCCAATAATCATTGCCTGACCAAATGAAGGGCCGCTTGAAAAATTAAGAATTACTGCAAGTGCTGGCAGGCTCATCCAGTAGCCGTTCCAGCACTTGACCAACCGTTGCGGTTGGCTTCTTGCACTGCTCTTTGCACTGATTCATAAAACTCATATTGCGTGCCGATATTTATGCCACCTTGCAAATTGACCGTAATGCTTTGTGCATTGGTTTGTGCGCCTCTTGGGGTCATTTGATCAATTAAATCTTGGCTGTAACTTGGTGCGGCATTTGTGTTTGGCATTGCTGGTGATGAAATCATTGGGGCTTGGGTTCCTGCATTTGTGCCCATTGGTGCAAGTGAAGTACCTGCAAATAACCCACCGGCATAAGTAACAATTGGCACTGGCAGTTTGGTTATCTTTGCCAAGGTGCTTTCAACATCTGCCAACGCTAATTTGTTAATGCTTATGGTGTCCTGAAGTGCTGAAATCTTGCGCGATCTATCAGCTGCATCCGCGTTGATCTTGGCCTGCTCTACTTCTTTAAGGGCTGTTATATCGTCGTTTTTATCCTCGGTCTTTAAGGCTTGCATTGCTAAAAGGCTCTTACGGTCTAATTCGCTGATCTTGCCCTTGAGTGCAGCTGCGATTTGGATTGCATCAATGTCAAACATTCCTTGCAACTTGGTGTTTGCTGCCGCTGCCTTGTCAATTTTAGCGGCTTTATCTTTTTGAATAACAATTTTGGTTGCAAAATCCAATGCTCTTTGATTCAATCCACGATCAAAAACATTTGGTGCTTTTTTATCCTCGGCTTTTGCACCTATTTTATTTCCTGCAACAACCGTTCCTATAATTGCTGCTGCACCTAACAATTTTTTGCTTTTGGCAATGTTTATTAAAGCCATTGCAGGTTTAACCAATTTACCTTGTGGCAAGAAGGCAGCAACAACGGCTGCTACCGATAAAGCTGTTCCAGCAAACTTACCTATTTGTTTAACTTTTTCAGCCATAATACTAAAACCGGTAATTGTGTCTGCTGTTGCTTGTGCAACTCTTTCCATACTGGATGCCAAGTTTTGTACGCTATCGTTGCCAGACAATCGAATTAAAGCATCAATTAATGAAATGCCAATTTTTTCACTGGCCTCTTGAGATGCCACACCTAAAATACCCATTTGCCCGGCGTAACTTTCAGCCGCCGTTTTTGCTTGACCTTCAAAAAGTTTGGTTAATTTTTTAACTATTTCATCAAAACTGCTTGCTTTCAAATCGGCTTTTGATAATCCAATGCCTAATCTGCCAAGTGCTTGCGTTTGTCCCAAGTAGGCTTTTGCCAAACTTGCTGAAACTTGCTCTGTTGTTTTTCCCGTGCTTGCACTTATGTCTAAAGTCAATGCCAATAATTTTTGTGATTCGGTTACATCACCAGTTGCACGCACCAATTTTTCAAATGCTGGGCGCAATAATTCCTCAGATACACCTGTGGCCCGTTGTAAAGTATCAATGTATTTTGTAAGCATTGGTGTTGCAGCAGATTTGCCAACATTTTTAAGAGTTTGGGCAAGTGTGGCTTGCGCTTTTTGATCTGCTATTGCAGCCGCAACTGATTTTTTAGCATAAGCGGTAAGTGCCACACTAGCTGCACCAATGCTGATTTTGCTAGTAATTCCAAAGGCTTTTGTTTGATTGGATAATTTTTTAAGTTCTTTAGTTGCTCCAACAAGGCCAAGTTTATTAAGTTGAAAGAAAATCGGTACTTTAATCATTTGGCCAACTTTGCATTCAACATCTTGGTTGCTCTACTTATTACATCGCGCATCTCATTCTCAATATATGGCGCACGATCCTCAACGGTTTTGGTAATAATCCGGCCTTGCTTACCGCGTACAATCAAACCGCTTTGTCTGGCAATTTGTTTATTGAACCAGTAACCGGCTTCAGGGTTGTTGCTGTTTGAATAACCTTTAACGGCTCCTCCGCGCTTTTGCCCTTTGGCCACTTTCAAATGTGGTTGGCCTTGTGGATTCTTTCGGCCTGCGGTTTCATAGATCGCACCGGCTGGATCAGATTGAGTTATGAACGCGGTTTTGCTTGTCCACATCCCTTTAACCCGTTGCCGGTCAATCTTGCTCTTGATTCCCATTCGCACACCATTTGGCCGGTACTCTCGCGCACCCCAAGCACCGCCTGAAGTCTTGCCCCAGTTGCTCAATCCTGATGGCACATTATTTGGCACTTGTGATCTTGCATCCAGCTGCGTGGTTTTGAGCACTTGGTAAATCTCTTTATTCATTACTTTAAGTGCATCTTTGTCAAACTTTTTAAGCAAAGCAACGGTTTCATTGTATCCAGTAACCTTAACGCCTCTTAGATTTGCTGGCATCCTTGATCGCCTTTGCCCTCTCCTCAAGCACTCTAATGATCATCTTGAGCATTACCGGATCCATCCCGATAAACTCACTGGGTGCGATCCCAGTTTCAACACTTAGATTTGCGACCAAATAGGTGAGTGAGTCTTTGCCACTCAATCCCCTAAAGGGTCGCTATCTAATACCTCAACTGCCTTTAGCGTTTCCAGAAACTTCTCACCAAATATCGGCACTGATTCGCCGGATCGCCGGATGGCTTCCCAACACAACCAGTAAACATCCGATTGCATCTGATCATCTGCAAAGGCTTTGTGAATGCCTTTCTTTTTGTTCTGTTCAAACGCATATTCAATTATTGGTGTGATCTCAAACTCTTGAACCTCACCAGTGGTGCGTGTGATCTTTAACTTAGCCATTGCCTAGCCCCTTTGCTTAGTTGTTATGAAGTTGCGATTGCTACTGTGCTCACGCAGGTAAAAGTAATTGATTGAGTTGATAAATCACCAACTGCACCATTGATAGGTGTGAGGTTATTTACCAAGATTGATGCAGTAAATGATGGATTGGTTGCGCTTACTGCTGCTGTGGTTGGCTTTAACACGCAAGTAACAACTGTGCCGTATGCAGCTTGTAATGTTGCATAAACTTCACTTGCTGCGTAAGAGTTTAAGAAATCCAAAGTGATTGTGCTGGATTCTAAGCCCTTAACAAATGAATGCGCGGTCGCGCCCATTGCGGTTGTTTCTAATTCATCAAATTGTTGGTTGATGGTTGCGCTGGTTACTTGGTCAGATAGATCAACCGAGTTAATTGTTACTGATACTGTGTTGCTCAGTGCTGTTGTTGTTGCCATTATTCTGCTGCCTCATCTTTCTTTGGTTTCGCCGTTATCGGTTTGATCGATCCGCCTGCGATAAGCGCATCAATGTTTGCTGTTGCTAAGTCCTCATCAGTTAGGGTTTCGCCTACTTCTTTGCCCCCTACGATGCCTGCCAATACTTCATAAGCCATAATTAACTCCATTCACTTAATACTTCAATTGAGCAATCAGTGGTTAAAAGATCCCCTGTTGCTAAGGCCAAAGTTGTAGGTGCGCTAAATCCGGTGATATTCATTTGGTAACTAGCTGCTGCAAGTTTTCCGTACACGGCCACCATAAAGGTTTCGATTGTGTTCAAGTTGCCCTGATTGTCTAGCAGTGGCACAAGAATCATAATTTTGAATCGTGCAAATGGCAGAATGCTGGATTTGGTTTGGTTGTTTGGCACAAGGTAGGGATCATCCGGCATCACAACAACTGAGTTGGCAATCGGTGCGCTTGGTGGAAAGGCAAAGGTTGACCAGACACCAGCATTGGCCAGTGTGGTTGCCAGTGTCGTGCGAAGGGTGGTTATTGCTGTTGGCATTAGCCGACCATTGCGGTTGGAGCCATATACGGGGCAAGAAGGCCGCGCACACGGGCAATGAGTGTGTTGCCCATCTTAAATGGTGAAGGCACAAAGCCATCAATGCTTGCGCCCTGCCCACTAGGGGCTTGGCGTGCTTGCCAAATATCCACTGCGATCATCATTGAGGCTTCCCGTACAGCTGCAACGCTGGCATACGCGGTTGAGTGATTTGGGCCGCGTACCAATCCAAATGGCACAACCAAGTGCGTTGTTTGATCGCTTGCTGTTCTTGAATAAGTAAAGGTAAAAGTTGTGTATCCAGTAATTGTATAAGTGCCGTTAAATGTTGCCGTGTCTGATTTGGTGATGGTTACGCTTTGGCCGGTAACAAATCCGTGTGGCTGTGTTGTTGTAATCGTTGCCACATTGCTGGTTAATGCTGTGGAATAAACAAGTGCTGAGTTGTACCAAAGGTAAGCATCAATTATATCTTGCGCACTTTGGCAGACTTCCTCAACTGTTGCATCCGCATAAAGAGTACCAATGCCAAGATTTGTGCGAAGTTCTGACATCGTTACATAAGTTGCGGCCATTGGTATCTCCTTTCAATTTAGAGGCCAACCCCCTGCCGGACTAGGGGCAAGGGGCGGCCGGACTAGGGTTGGGATCAGGTCAGGTTGTAACGCTGCAATCCTGTTGCAATTAAGGTTTTTGTTGCCAAAAATCCAAACAGTTCCACTTCAATTTCACCCGAAGTTGGCGTATTGGTTGAAAGTTGCAAGATTTGTGATTCATAGA